TCACAATATATGCTCACACCAATTCACAGAATCAGGGTTGTGATTAGCGTCACAAACATTATCCCAAAGCTCGACCTGAGCAAAGCAAAGTGGGGTTGAATTGTTTTTAAAAGCCGATTCCATTTCGAGTAATTGTTTGTTTATCTGTGCTGATTTATGAACCGCACTTTTAAATGTCTTTGTTGCCAAACATTCATCTGCGCCATTTATATAAACACACCATTTTTTATTGTCATAAAAACTCATATTATTCACCTGTTGACTCTATGAAATGAATGTCTTCAATCATATATCTATGCTTACCGCTCGACATATCATCACCGTTTTCTTTATGGTCAACCACAAATCTTACTGTTAGCTTAGTAACATCAATAACCTTTACTTTTGAAACTGTGGTGTTACTGCCAATTTGTATAAACCACCATTGACCCACTTCTAAACCGCCCATAAAATACTCCTATAAAAAATTATTCAACAGCATCATGACTCGCTATCTGCTTGTCATAAAGATTTTTCATTCTATCCGTTAATCCGGCCATGTCTTTGTCTTTGGCATCAGTCAAACCCTTAGATTTAAGCAAATGCAGCGACCAAAACCCAGCCCCCATTTTAGCCTTAACCCTGCCCATCGCAGACTTTAAGCCCTCACGTTTAATACTTTCACCATTGGCATTGCAAAATATGTGCCTGTCCTCACCCATGACGGTTATTTTCTGCTTTGGCCGTAACTCCTTGGCACTTTCGATAGCCGCCCTAAGACGCTCTGAGACTCTTATATAATTATGTTTCGACCCCTTGGTGCGCTTTATTAGTAACTTATCCCCTAAGTCGTCAGATTCGCGTAATTGGCGTACTTCTATGGCTCTACAGGCACAAAGGTACTGCACCTCATAGAACGCCCTTAATAAAGGCGGTGATATGTTGTATTGTGCCCAATATTCTTGATGTGTAACATACCGCTCATTCTGTGGTGCTTTTATCATTTCCAGCTTGTGTAGGGGATTTTCAGTTATACTCACTTCTGGTTCGAAGTTAAGACCCCATGTGATCATTGCTGATAGATACCTCACCTCGTAATTCACTGCTGATTCACCCTTGAAACCCCGCTCTTTGTAGTCAGCTAGTCTAATCTCCATGATTTTCTGCATCTTGGGCTTTGTTAGCTCCGGTAGTGGCATTTGCGCCAGTTTCTTACCGTTGGGTAGCATGTGGTCTAATATCCCCGCTGCGGTCTTGTAACGCGGCTTGGTGTTGTGGCTTAACCCTTTGAACTTTCTGCTCGCTTGGTACTTCTCTGACAACCATCCTAACGTGTCCGGCGTGGTCTTACCCTCAATGTCATTTATGACCGTCTGGTAGTTCCGCAAAATGGTCATGAGGCCATCCGTGACCTTGCCAAGCCTACAGCAGTATTTCTCACCATCTATCTGCTTTTTAAAGACCACATAAACACCCCTGTCAATGTAACAGTTCGCCGGTAGCTGCTTTTTGAATCTCGTGGTCATACGTCCCAATTTTCCTTGGTGCCGTCACTCTTGTTGATGATGGCCTCAGGGCATGTGCTTATGGTCTTATAGCCCTCAATGTACTTAATGCCGTTCTCGTCTAGCACCTCTTTGATTTTAGCAATGGTGTTTCTGCCAGTCATCACTTTTAAGGCTTCAAGGTCGTAGAATTTGGCTGGTTGTTTCATTGCTCTAACAGTTCAGGGTTTTCGTATTTGTTGCCCAATTTATCGATAATGACACTGTTTGTTATCCTAAGAGGATATATCTCATCAGGGGCAGAGAAAAAGAACCGACTTTCATTTACTAACCACTTAATTACAGCAATTCTGTAAGGCTTAGGATGATCTCGGAATTTCACCACATCACCTTCAAAAATCAAAACCCCGTTCTTATCCCGCAGGCCGGTGGATTGCATGATTACAGCGTTTTTTATCTCTGAATAATAACCGTGGCCAGCCATATCAAGCGCATCAACAAAATAATAAGGTAGCCCTTCTTTAATTTGAATATGGTATATCAAGCGTTTACCATTCCACGCCCTAAACCTAAACCTATCGTTCATATCAATCTCCTACGTTAATAATTTTCCCAGTCAATCGGTTGGCCACGTTTTGAGCAAGCAAATTCAAAATGGCCATCGTCACAATTAGACCAGTCAGTGTTATTCATAGCTTGATAGCATTCAGGATGTTGGTAATCAGTTAAAAAATCACCACAATCAGGCCCTGCCCTATACTGAGCCTTTTCACCTTTATCTATGTCTTCGCCACACCATGAGCACTGACGCTCCTTTCTGGTTGTTACTTCTTTGTTTTTAAGTTCAAAATACATATCAATCTCCAACAGGCTCCAGCATTCCCATTTCGCGCATCATGTCTTGCCATTCTGCATCACTCATTGCTTTCTCCGTATTAAAGTATCTCGCCAATTAAGGGTGGTTTCTGGTTGGTTTTTACAGTAACCAACACATGTGATTACACTTTCCCATATTCCATAATGTTCATCTGGCCGTGGTCTTGATTCAGACATATAACACCAACGACCAGCACTGCTCATGTAAAAATATTCTGCATCTGGTGGCGCACCCTCGAATAAAATCGGCCGCAACCGCTCATGCTCTGCTTTAATTTCAGCTTTCATTGCTTACCTCTTTGATTTCTACTTGTACGCATGAATGGCCAGCAGACAGTCTTTGGTTCATTTCTGCTGCTACTGATACACATGATGATTGGTCGTTGAATAATTGACTAAGCATAATGCCGTTAGGTTTCTTAACAGCCCATAATTCATGCGAAACTGACTCTTTATGTCTAGCAAAGTCATCCTGAATCATTGAACGCCCATAACTGTTGTAATTCCCTCTTTTGGGACCAGACCATCCACAAAGACACTCAGCCCACCCGTAATCGTCAATCCCAAAGCCTGACCTTTTAAAAGTAAGAACGTGCTTACTTGTATTTAGTTTATTCATTATTAACCTCAACAATCTCTACTTCTACCACCTTACAAGAACGGCCGCCAACACCATGCTTGTTCATGTAGTGACATATTTTGACCGCGTCTTTTCTTATTTTTTCGCATGTACCAGGATTCAGATTGCCTTGTGAATCTTTAACACACCATGCCTTTACCTTATTCATGTCACACTCCATCAGAAGGGGATATCATCATCAAAATCATCAAAATCATCAAAGTTCGGGGCTTGTTTATCCATACCTGGCCGCGTGTCTTTGGCTGGCTTCTGACCGCCTTTAGTGTTGATGTCCATAATATCCAGCACAAACACTTTCATGCGTGCCGGATAGTCACCGGCTGGCTCAAGTTCAAGTTCGCCCATGATGGAAACCTTCGTGCCTTTGACCAGCAAGTCAGTCAGCTTGGGGTTTTCTGCTTTCTCACCCCATAGACTGCACTCGAACCATTGTGTTTTGGCATTGTCACCATATCCGACCTGATCGGCCACGGAAAATCCGCAGACCGTTTTGCCGTTGGGTGTGACTCTGACCGCACCCTTGCCAATATTCCCACTGATAAAAATTTTGTTGCTCATACTTTTGCCTGTTCTAAAAGTTTTTCACGGTTCGCTTTAGCGTTCCTGTAGACTGCCCAATGATGCCAATGCTCTAAACCTTCAACGCCATCCCATCGCAGCCAATAATAATAGGTTTCATCACTGTTAAGCATTAGCGCATAACCATCCGGCATTTGTATCGCGCCAAGACTTATTTGGATAGAACCAAGGTTCATGTGGTCTGCAATGTGTTCACCAAGGGCTGCTCTTTGGTTCTCTGAAATCATTTGTCACCGTCCTGTTTTTTTAACCTGTATCTGTATGGAAGCGTTGTTGTTTCGATCAAACCATCAGCCTCTAACTTTTCAAGCGCTTCTACTGCTTTGTTATATCCAAGTCTGAATGTCCTTTGAACCTTAGACGGTCCAAAATCAAACTGCGTTTCAGCCCAATCCATAAAATCTTGTTTATCCAATTCACTCATAAATCCTCACCTTTGTTGTAATAGAGCCGTCTTTGTTGCGGCAGCTATCCTCAAACCCATCAACCCTCGTTTTTGTACCTATGTACTCACCCCATGCACCACACACGCTGTTGGGTACTTTTATATAGCCGCTGGTTGTGGCTGTCGTGCTGAATAGGAGTAGTGCCAGGGTTTTCATGATTCCCACTTACTCACTATCTGATTCTTTCCGTAATCACTATGGCGCTTGTCATATTTATGATAATTATTTGACGGCTCGTTGTCCTCTATCCAGTCATCAACCATTTTTTTATCAATATATCTGCTGAAAAAAACATGACATTCATCTAGCTCACACAAAGACGAAACACCCATCTTGTAAACCAAGTCATCATAACTATCTGGACGTGCATCCCACCATTGACCAGATGCCTTAACAACATCACCATTTTTAAGGTTTATATCAAACTTTCGACCGGCAAACGCCTCAAATCCATTTGATGGCGGTATGTGCTTATAAAAGTTAAACAATCCTGAGTCCTCACCAATCAAATAATCACCTTCTTTTTCATATAAAAAATCAGGTGTTCTATCAATAACCACAAATTCCTGTGTGCCGTATTTGTTTCTGTGATGTATAACGTCTTTAATATTCATAACTCGCTCCAAAAAACACAAAAGGCCAGGAAAGAGGGAGGAAGCCCAGCCCTTTGTGGTTTACTGCTCATTAGCCCACTCGGTGAACTTTTGTTTTGCGTAGTCTGTTGGCAAGTCCTCAAGTAAATCTGCCAACATGCCATCCTCACGGCCATCTGACACGTTTTGCTTGAACGCCTCAGTTAAATCTAAGTACTGAGATTGAGCCTTTGATACCATTGCCTTAACTTTGTTCTTTTTGCCCGTCAGTTGCTTGTCAGAGCGTTTAAACAAATCCCATAACATAGGCCATTGCTCATCGGTGCAGCGGTCGCTGACCTCAAACATTAGCCACTCATTGCCGGATGGTTTGCCGACCTCATCGCCTTCGTTGTGCCAGTAGAATGCCTGAAAAAACGGCTCTACCAATTCACCTGATAAACTGTACTTGTCAGGGTCGGCCTTTTCGCCGGTGTCCTCTAAGCCTTCATGCTCGTTAAGGTGGTTTATAGCTTCCTCAAGGCGGTTGTCGTTGCCTTTAGGCCATTGCTTTTGGGCGCGTTTGATAATGGATTTTTTCCCCATTTCTTCATAGTATTTCTTCCATGCAGGGCCGTTACTGTTTTTGCTGGTTTCTCTGATAACATCAACTTCATCCTTGCTCATAAAGTCGCAGATATAACCGCCATCTTTAGCGATTGCCACACAGTAGAACCCAATAGTTTTTCCGCGCTTTTCTAAGCAGAAAGGATGTTCAACAATATGTTCAGGCATTTCATAAATACCCTTATAATGAAATTTATCATTTTCCCTTACCGTTTCGGCTTTGCCTCTTGCAATCGCGCCTGAATCAGTCGCCAGCTTCAGCAAACCTTTCCATGAAATATCCAAACAGATTTGGCCATCGCGCGGCACCAAGTAGGCATAATCAAGTGCAGGGTTCAAAGATAAACCAATTGAAGCAACCTTAATAACCGCCCTTTGTACTGAACGGGGGTTCTGCTGTGCTGTTTTCATAGTAAAGTCATTGCCCATCAACAACTCAACAGCGTGGCCTGCTTCCTCATCAAAGTTCATCAAGCCTGAATATGACTGCTTACTGAACTTAGGCTGTGCATCTACAATAGCCTGCATGTAAGGAGCCATGCCGCGTCCTGGTTTCTCTTGTACTGCTAACTCACTCATCACTTTCACCCATAATCGCCTTGATACGGTCTATTTGGTCTTGGGTGAGTTCTTTTCTTTTCCAGTCTGTGCCTTTATGATTCTCAAGGGTAAAGCTGTAAAGCCAACGCTCAGGCTCCACCACCACATCCTCTGGTGTTAGTTTGAAAAATTCGTCAAGGGTGATTAACTTTTCAACAGGACTGTCATAAGAAAAAAAGTCACCGTCTGAGCAAAAAGTGACGCGCTTGCGTAGGCTGAAATCCTCGTCCCAAAAAGTATAACCAAGATGTTTAGCATGCTTAAAAACAGCTTTCTTAATATACTTATTGTCCGTTCTAACACAAAAACCCTTAAACTTTTTCATGCCGCCACCTCTAACTCAGTCTTAACCAGTTCATACGAGCCGAACCGCTTACCGTTTTTCTCAACCATGTGGGTCACGATGTACCAGCCCTTGTATAGTGGATTGGTGCGAAGCTCGTCTTTGATGTCGTAGATGCGCTGTGCTAGTGACATACAGCCGTATTTGCTCAATGCACACAATGGTGTTATTTGCTGACCTGATAACAGGTGTTGGAATATCATGTCAATCTGACTCATGAGACTTTCTCCACTGGGTTAAACTCTTTGTTATGACGCTCGTGGGCTTCTATAAGCTCGATTAGAGCGTCAAACCATTGTTGTGTTGTTTCATCTAAGTTGCGTTGGGCTGTTTCGATGTCTTGCTTGTTCATGCTGACACTCCACGAATATATTCATCTCTGTGGCCATATAAGCTAGGCTCGTTGTTTTCGTCATCCAGACTCATGTCGAGGTCATCTGCTACACCCTCTGTCATGTGATAGATAAACTCACATTCAGCCGCGTTGATTCTTTTAACCAATGACTGAGCCAAGTTGTCAAAAGTGATTGAGTGGACTCTTATGGTTCTATAGCGGTCGCTTTCGTAATACTTGTAAGTAACCTCGAAGCCACAAATCCGGCCTGAACCACTTTTGAGCCTTGAATCTCTGAAACCGTCATTAGGGTCTGGAAAATAATTATCTGCATATGACATGCTGTTACCTCTTTTCAGTTGATGTGTATATAGTAACCTAAAGTTGTTATAGTGTCAACTAAAATAGCAATATAAACTTACTATTATTTATCGCAGGCAACAAAAAACCCGCACGAATGGCGGGTTATATATAAGGAGTATTTTCTGTTTTTTAGAGCATGCCAGACCTGTAGACGGCCTGACCTATTATATGCAGATGTTCTAATTCTGACGGTGGGATTGTCTCAGTGGTGTGCATTGGATTGTCGCTGATGACTTCGATTGAGCCATCGAACTTTTGAGAAAGTCTTTTTATCTTGCATTCACCACCAAGCACAATGCCGTATATCTTACGGTCAATGATTTTGGTGCGTGATTTGTCAATCAGGACGCTGTCACCATCTTCCATGGTTGGCAGCATAGAGTCACCGGCGACATACAGCACCATTAGATTGTGGGGCTTTAAATCGTGCTTCTGGAGCCATTGGCTGTCAAAGGGTAGCTTCTTTTTGGTTTCGATATATTCGGGGGCTTCCATTCCATTTCCTGCTGATAGTTCTACATCATAGACAGCAATAAGCGTGTCGCGTTCCGTTAAATATTCGCTTGTGTGTTCTCTTACGCCCGTTGGTGTCTCACCGGCCACGATCCAGACGTAATCAGTTTTGAGTAAGTCACACAATTCGCGTAAGTGCTTGTCGTCTATGGTCCCATGCTTAAACCAGTTCTGCACACTGGTGTATGACACGCCCATGCTACGCTCTATCGCCTTTTTGCTAAGTGGCGAGGCTTTGAGCGCATCACGTAAACGAGCGGCCATTTCTTGCTTGTAATTATTAGAAACCATGTCTTTATATATAGTTGACAAAATAGAAACTATAAGTTACTATTCTGGTTATGAAAAATACAGCAATAGCAAGAGCGGTTTCTATTATAGGTAGAGAGCCGCTAAGACAATTACTTGAGACCGTGTTTGGCAACATGTCGCGACAAATGATTAACAAGGCAATCAAGAACGGTTATGCACCCTCTGATTGGTACGAGTTAATCGAAATCGCCACAGACCACCAAGTCACGGTTAATCAGCTTTTTAACGATTGTTATATCAATAAACGACATTGTAAACCAAAGGTTGTTAGGCGACAAGCCGAGTTATTCTCAACTCAGTGCCAAAAATGCCGACAGCTTGTAGGAAAAAGTAGACAAAAGGCTGCGTGATGGTTTTCTTATTTGCCACCTCTGTTGCGTTTATTCTAATTCATGTTTTTTCTGTTGTTTGCATGGAATGTGAATTTGGGTTCGTGGCTGATATATTTGCTGTTTTGGCTATGGGTTTGGCACTTTATTCCTGGTTCAAATTATCATGAGCCACACAGAAACCACAGAACGACCTAAACCAAAGCGGGGTTCATTGACCCTTTGGTCGCAGTCTGGCCGCGCTGCGCCTCCACAAAGCGGCCATCTTGGGGTGTGTAAATGACTGAGAAATTTATGCAGATTCGATACTCATTCATACGCGATAAAGGCACGACACCACAAGAAAAATTCTTGCTGATTGAGATAGCCGACATCCTAAAAAAGACAGGTAAATGCTTTGCCCAAAATACATACTTTTCTGAGTTGTTAGGCGTAAAAAAAGAAGCAATCAGCCGGTCTTTAAATTCACTGGTAGAAAAGGGCTATTTAGACATCCAAATCACCAAGGGAAGCCGTAATACTGAGAGAAACATTACTATTAACAAAATGTTATCGACCGATAACAAAATGTTATTTACCCCCTTAACAAAATGTTTAGAGACTAAAGATACTATACCAAGTACTACTATACCATCTACTATAAAAGATATAGCGCCCTCACACGGATTTGACCAATGGTACGAGTTGTACCCAAGGAAAAAATCAAGGTCTAAAGCTTTAGAAATTTGGAAGCGTAAAAAGTTAGCCCATCAATCTGATTCCCTGATTGAAAAACTCCAGAACCAGGTCAACCACTGTTCAAGCATGAATGGTGACATCAAGTACATCAAACATCCAACAACGTATCTCAATGCAGGCGCATGGGATGACGACATCGAACCAATACAGGAGCAATCCCATGGAAATCAAAACCACCAGAAAACCGAAACACCATTCGAGCGAACAGAACGACTTGCCAAAGAACTCAAGGCTCAAGCAACTGCAATGGATATGGGCAACAATGTCCATCAAATACCCCAACAACGTTTGGCAAACCCGAAACGGTGAAAACTACGTTGATGAAAATGGCGAAATAACGGAAACGGCCAATAATTGGCTAACTGAGTTAAATAAGCTGTCAGCCGAACAAATACGGCACGGGATAAACAACCTTGATAGTTTAGGCAATCCGGCATTTCCACCAACAGCCATTGAATTTGTTGCGCATTGCAAGAAAAAGGGCGCAGAGGAGTGTGCTGAGGAAATCTTTGAGTACCTGCAAAAAAGTGGCGACAGCGATTGGTGGTGGCGTACTGAAACAGCCTTTACTGTTTTTACTAAGCTGAACTACAACCCTGCCAATAACAAACAGGCACATCAGACACTTGATGAAATCAAAAAGATTTATGGCCGTTTGGACATGGACAACCTAAAGCCTATACCCAAACAAGCAGCTTATATTCCTTACAAGCCACCAAGCAAGGTAGAGCGTGATCGTGGCAAATTTCAATCATTGATAGCTATAACGCTTATGCGATTAAGGCCGGACTTATTTTTATCTGAGCCAACAAAGGACGACTACCCAAAAACCACAAGGGAGTTTATGCAGAAGTTTTATGAAACCGGCAGGCCGTCAGAGCAGCTTGTTGATTTTGTTTGTGAGCAAAAGGGAATGCAGCCAGATGCAGAAACCGTGCAGATGTTTATGCCTCACAACTCAAACAAATTAATGGTTGATTGGTACAAGCAAGGACAGCCAAACATGACCGATTTTTTAAGAACCAACGGCATAGCCGTATAAGCAATACAGGAGTCGATATGAACCTGATAACACACATGGCCAAAGAGATAAATATAAGAGGCTTTGAATCACGAACTCAGCGGTTATTCAAGTTGATTTCCATTTTAGAGTGCGGTGAGTTTTCAATTGACGAACTCCAATCAAGGCTGGATGTTTCAAAGGCAACGGTGTATCGGCTGCTGTCACAAATTAAGGACGTTTTGTGGAACTACGAGGTGGTTAACACATTTGGTTATTTTTCATTGGAGAGGCGAGCATGACCATCCAACGCTACACCATACCCGAATTTGCCCACAAGCACCCTGACAAGGATGGCGAGTGGCTGCATGACCCAGACAGGGAGATTGAGCGGAAGCTAAACAAGGCAGAAGTTCTGGCAGAACGTCTTGAAATAATCAGCAGGCTAAAAAACCAAGCAGAAAAGCTTCTTACTGAATCATACGAAAAGAACGAAGCCCAAGCCAAGGAGATATAGGAGCTTGAAAAGTTACTGGTGGCCGTTCGTGAGGACTTGGTTGCGAGAGCAGACCTAAAAGGCGAAAAGTATGTCGGTTTATCCAGTTCACTTTGGATTGGGTTATGTGATTTAAATATGCCAGAGAAAATCTAATGACATGGATGAAAACTTATGGCAACAAAAAAGACCAAGCCGAGGTCATCGGTGAATATGGGCGTAGTTCAGGCCAAGGCCGAACGAGTACCGACCGAAAAGCTGGCCGAATGGGTAGAAAGCCAGAACCTAAACAAAGAACAGACAGACAGGCTGAGAAGCCACTTGATGACGGTCAGGAGACTAAAGCATGAACATATTTTTATGGGTGCTAACAATAACACTAATCGCCATCATCGGCATAGTACTGGCATGGGTGGCGATAGCAGCAAAGATAAACGATAGGAGAAGCAGATGATCGTGCAAGAACTAACACCAATGAGCGCAGCACAGTGCCGCAGAATCCATGAGGCTCCAGGCGAGTTGCATCTATACCAAGATGAAGCATTCAACCAAGGCGGTGACAAGAAGCTTGAAAAGCGCATCAAAGCCAAACGTGAGGGCTTAACACAACGCGCCATGCGATTACTGGACATGATGCCCATTGACGAGTGGCATCCAGTGACAACCTACTGCTATGTAAACACACGTGGGGCTGTGAGGCGGCAGTTATTCCTGTTGGCCAAGTTGGGCTATGTGGGGCATAAAAAAGACTTCGTGCATTTCAGCCGAGGCAAAAAGATGGCTGATTTTTTTAAGAGGCTCCCATGAGTACACCGATTGAACGCGACCGTAGAATTGTGGAAATTTGCAAGGGCATGAGAAAGGGGCGCAGATACCGCCCACATGAGCTGAATGAATTTGGCGTTGGCTCCGGTGTTATCCAAAAGGATTTTGATTTGTTGGATGACTTGGGAATCATTGAGCGACAGGTTGACCGTGGCCTTGTTTGGTACACCAAGCGATGAAACGAACGGACAAACAAAACCGCTCATTGCACAAATGGTTTGAACAGGTAGCCAACGAAATGAACGAGCGTGGCATGACTGTAGAAATGGTTTTGAGTACCTACAAAGTCCAGATTGACTGGAATAAGACCAGATTCAAGGAACTGGTATGGCGACCAGTACAAGAAGCCCTAACCAACAAGGCAAGCAGTACCGAGCCAGAAACCAACGAGTATATCGAGATTTACGACCACATAAACCGATGGCTATCAGAACAGGGTGTGCATATCCCGTGGCCGGATCGGTTCAGCCAGATGGGGGAATGATGAAAACCTACCTAAAACAACCACCATTTAAATCAAAGGCATTTACCAACAAAAGCAAAGGCAATACTTGCATTAACTGTAACCAACCAAACGCTTATGCTTGCCACTATAACGGCACATGGCAACACGTATTTGGTAAGGGCAGGGGCATCAAGTGCAACGATTTGGCAACTGCTGACTTATGCAAGCAATGTGATGATAACCACAGCGAGGGCGTGAATATTTATTCAAGCAATGAGGAGCGCGACCAAATGTGGTTTAAATTTATCATGCTGACAAATATTAGACGGCTAAATAATGGAGTTCTAAAAACATGACATTCCATGAACACTACGAAAAGCGAATCAAGCACCTACAGGAATTGCTGACAGAAAAAAACAAGCTGATTAAAAAGGTAGTTGGTAGATTTGACAGCCTTGATGACACGCCAGAGGTTATCGAGGGGCTGCAAGAAAATAGGGTTGATTCAAACGGAAAATATAATTATTGGGTAGGTGAGGCGCAGGTTAATTTGATGGCCTATGCTGACATTGCCAAGGATTTAAAGGAGCTGGTAAATGATTGAACTAATAGCCTACATAAGCCTGATATTCCCATGCGCAATAGGCATCATGACGATTTACTTCTGGTGCAAGAAACCCAAACCACCAGCCGATGACAGCAACCGGATCAACAACATAACCGCGTGGTGGATAGGACTGACAAGGCCGGAAGTGTTGGCCATGAGTCTCAAATATTTTGGTAACGATGTCTTAGAGAACATCAAGAAAGTACAGGAGAGTGAGAATGGAAAGTGAAAAGCTATACAGCATCTATTCAAACAAAAGCCCCTCAGAACAGGGCATATTAGCCAGAAACAAGCAGCGCATGAGGTGGTTAAGAAGCTACCAGCGCAACGGCTCATGTCAGCGTAAGCTAGAGAAGTGTGGCGTATTGAAGCGAGGTGATGAGTGAACACCACGAAAATAAAGCCAATGAGCATTAACCAAGCATGGCAGGGTAAGCGGTACAAGACACCCAAGTACAAAGCATGGCGTGAGCAGGTCAGCTTTATGCTGCCACCACAGATTGACTTACCGGAAGGCAGGAAAGCCCTTTGTGTGACGTTCGGGGTATCGTCAAAGCTATTCGATACAGACAACGGTATAAAGCCTTTCCTTGACGCACTGCAAGATAAATATGGCTTCAATGACCGTGAGATTTACGTTCTATGTTCTGCCAAGGTTGACGTGCCAAAGGGCAAAGAGTACATCAAGTGGGAACTATCGAGCCTTGCAGCCTTTGACGATTTTGTTGATGTTTTAAAGAGTATCGAATGATTAAAGCCTTACCCGACCCAGAACTAAACGACCTTGAGAACTCGCTAATTGAGGTAATCAACAACTACAGTCGCAGGGCTGAGAAAAACGGGGAAGTCTTATTGCTAGACCACGTTATAACCAGATTAGAGGTGGTCAAACAGATTTACATCCTTGAATATATAGAGGCGACCAGATGAGCATAAAAACAGCCATATCCAAAATGCTGCCCAAGTCGGTTAATTACATGTCATCCGGTGGCAGTGCATTCGAGGCTTTAACCTGTGGCGACATACAAGGGCTACTAATGAGCTGCGAGGCCACACCGCTTATATGGTCAATGCTTCACGCCCAACAAAAAATCGGGCTACAGACAGAAAGGCATAAGGTTGTCTGGCATTCAAAAGAATATCTTGATGAGGACGGAGAAGCGCAGACTAAACACTGGTGTACTGTTGAGAAAAACACAAATGACACCGCGCTTAATGAATTTCAAAGATTGCTTGTGCCGTGGACATACAACCGCCTGCAAGACAAACACAAGGGTATGCCACTGTCCTACATAGCCAAGAACCACACAAACGCCCTGAATGCGTCCTACGAGCTGTCAGAGGGTTTGGCTAAGTACCTTGCACGGCATAAGGTGAAGGCTGACAAGATGGGCATGTACTTCGAGATAGAAAAGAGCAAGTTTAGCCGGTACTATGCACCGTTTATCCGTGAGTGTGTGGCTGACTTAGAGGCACAATTGGGTAGGCTTGAAAGGCAGATTAAAGAAAAATTGCAAAATAATGAATAAAAATTTGACAATGCAACCCGAATATGCAAGAATTAGTAAGCTGTTTGTAGTTTCCCCTATAGATAGCGCAATAAAAACACCAAAGCCTGCTCCATCACGGAACGGGCTTTTTTTATGGGAAAAATTTATGAAACATGAAGATTTTGGCGTGTCAGATGGATGGCACGGACAAGTAAACTAAGAAGGATTCCAAGTAATCTAAACCAAGCACGGGCGGACAGTACACTAAACAACAGACGCTAAAAGCATTGCAACCGCGAGAGCCACCGCAATGTGGTAGCACAGGCAAACGCCATTATCTGAAAGACTGACCGCCCACACTACACTATGAAACTTAAACGAGGCGTAAAACTTGGGGGCGTACAGCCCGAAACAGTTTTGGCCTGCTTTGTCGTGGATGAGATTTACAAAGACCACGGCAGACCCGAAGGTGTGACCATCACCTCTATCTGTGACGGTAAGCACATGCCCAACAGTAAGCACTACAGTGGCCACGCCATAGACACCCGCACAAGGTACTTCAACCGCTCCAAGCAAAAGGAACTCACACAGGACATAAAAGAGGCTTTAGGGGCTGAGTTTGACGTGATACTGGAACGAGACCACATCCACATTGAGTACGACCCAAAATGACTGAACTTAAACAAAAAGTAGTTGCAAAAGCTGCCAAGGCTAAGCAAGCAGTCAAGCTGTCGTTATACCAAGCCTTTGACGGCATTCTGATTATATGGGCATTGTCGGTCATCACCTATTTTGCATGGGCAATTATCAAACCTGAGTACATAGCCCAAGCTAACGCAGGGTTTTGGTCATTCGTGACGCTGATGATTACATCCTTGTTTGTGATTATTCATTCGAGGTTTAAGAAGTAATGTGGCACGATAGAGCAGGCATGTTAGCTTACATGAAAAACCTTGATTTCTATAATGGAAAGCCTGTTGACCCTGAATTGAAAAAAGAGTATTGGCAACTGGTTAAGAAACAAGCAGAAAGGAAGTTAAAGGAGCTTGAAAAACCCGCAATTCATAGAGAAAGTGAGAAGCCGCCTGCAATTGGTTTTGTCTTGACAGGAGAAAGTTCAAAGTGGCTTGGCTAACTGGCTTATTCAACCTACGCAACGTGGCCATCATAGCCGCATTGTGCTTAACCGCTTTCACAGTCCAGTCACTGCGCATTAAGTGGCTCAAATCAAGCAAAGAATCACTTAAGGCCGAAGTGGTGAAACTTGAGGACAAGCGCGATGCATGGAAAGCCAAGTACAACCTTGAGCATGACAAGCACATGGAAACAGTCAAGGCTAATCAATCAAATCAAGAAGCTATCGCAGAACTTGAACAAGAGAATCAGCAGTGCGCTCTAACCCGCGAATTGAACGAAACACATGCCGCAAAGGAACTAACCCGACATCAAGGGCGTATCGCTGATATACAGAACAAATATGACAAACTCAAAAAGAACTTACCCACTACTGGCTGTGGTTATACAGAGCGTATTGATCGTGCTGTTATTGACCTCATGCAAGCCTCAAGTGGTCAAAGAGACTGAGACCGTAACGGTTTACGTACCTCAGTACAAAGAGTTTGACACATCCCAACTAAACTGCACCCGTCCTGAGTTATCCATAGAGATGACATGGGCAGATGCGTTATTGGCATTAAGTGAAGCATTAGATTTGTGTGTATCAAGTGTGGAGCTTGTTTCTAAAACTTTAAACGATGAATGATGGACGCATGGCAATTAGTGAGTATTGCTGGCTCTTCGCTGGTTGTTGTAATCGGTGTACTGTGGAAAATCATCACGAGTGTGTGGAAAGAAAATAAAGAGCGACTGAAGCGGTACGAACAACGAGAACAAGAGTGGCACGATGAGATGCGAAGCCTATCGAACCAAGTTTCCAATATGGAAGGGCGGCGAGAAGGTGAGAAAAAAGGCGTTGAACTTGTTGTAAGTGCAGTAATAGAAGACATTCGCGCATCCCGACGCGAATTTCAGGACAAACAATAACACACATGTACGAGATAATAACTTTACTATCCATTGCGTTAGTGCCATTGACGATAGTGGCCAGTGCCGCAGTGGTTTACATATTCCGAACGCCTTTCATTAGGGCTTTATCCCACAAGGATAAGACAGCAGTCCAGTGGATGATTATCGGCATAACGATAAACTTCATTGGTGCAATATTCGACAACTTGTGGTGGTTAATTGCATGGTCATTCCATTATGTTGACCCTGTATCACCAGCAAAGGTGTTTTTCTTTGATAACGGCTCTTATTCCAACGTGATAGCAAGGCAGATATGCGGAATTATCGGAGCCATGTGTCACATTTTCTCAGGTGCTATGGCTCGCAACCAGACAATCAAGCGAGTCACCTGGACAGGCGGTGTATTGGGCGTGTTGTGGGTATCGTATCTAATTTATTTAAAGGGTTAAACATGTTCACATACAACGGCACGATCCAGCCAATTATCTACTACATTGCACCAGCACCTATACAATACAGCTAAATGGAAGCGGTTTAGACAGGACTTCTTGTTTGATAACCCGCGTTGTGTGATGTGCCTTGCATCAGGCAGGCAGACACCAGCTAACGAGGTTGACCACATTATCCCACACGGTGGTGATGAGGAACTATTCTGGCATGGTGAGTTTCAGGCATTATGTAAACGCTGCCATAGTGAAAAGACATGGTACGAAACCACCCACAGTAAACGACTACCTAAGAACATAAGACCCAAGAGCAAGGACATCACATTACTATTCGGTGCGCCATGCTCAGGTAAGACAACATGGGCTAAGAAGCAACCAGCCAAGGTTATAGACTTCGATGATATTAAGAGAACAATATCAGGACATGACCCATACGACATGCCATCACACTACATACCCACATGCATAGCAGTACGCAATCAGATGATTGAAAAGACAACAGGTGCATTGATTGTGATTGGGACTTTGGCCAACCCACGACATAGAGAAGATTGGATAAACAAGCTATCTGCTAAACCTAAGATGATGATAACACCAGAGCATGAGTGTATTAAGAGACTCAAGGCATCAGGCAGACCCAACATAGCTGGACAGGTAGCACTAATCAAACGATGGTTTGCTGAATTCAGACCATTAGGCAACGAGGCTTTTATATCATGATTAGAGAAGTAGATGCTGTCATAGAATTAAGGGTGAATGAAATGATGGATAAGGGATTAAAGCCACCGTTTAGAGTAACAGTAAGCGAACATGAGTGGGCTATGCTCAATGACGGCGTTATATACCAAACAACTATGGACTGTGATATTAAATGGAATGACTCAGTGGTGGTTATAAATCCAAATATTAACGAGCAATCAACACAAGATGGCTCAGACGATAGACGCAAAGACGGTAAGGATTATTTCTGATGGCAAAGACAAACACAAAGAACATGGTCAAGATAGTAAACGATGACCTGAGAACATACACGAAGCGTGAGGTTGATAACATCATATCAAACTACACCTATGAGAAAGCAGAGCTACTTGACCAAATCGCTGTACTAAGAGAAGAACTACATAAGGAATCAGAACTGGCTGACAAGTTTAGACAATTAAAGGAGCTTCTAAGAGATGACTGAAGAACAACACAGAGAGCTAAAACACCCTCAAATCAATTCTAAGGCTGGCTAATAAAAGCATGGACGGCTCATTGAAATACACCATTATCGCACAGTGGCGGTGTATAGACGTTGCCACAATGGGTACGGGGGTGTCTGAAAGTAGAAACATGCCAGCCCAGAAAAACGAACGCCCAGAAGGAATTTTATTTTTCCAGAATTTCATTAATCACTTTTAAAATGCAAGTAATCACCTAACTACCATGGCCAGACATCCACAACCAAATAACATCAAAGCGTTAAAAGGCGAGGCACGTCCTGAACGTTTCCAGCCTGACGGTGTGGAAACTGAAAAGCTGATGGAGCTGCCAGACCCGCCAGAATGGTGGCCAATCAAAACGGTTCAATTCTACCAAAAGAAAGGCGCACAGATGATTGCTCATAAAATGCTCACTGTATTGGACATTGAGTATTTAGAAATGTACTGCTTACTTTACTGCAAGATGAACAAGCTGTGGCAAGCTGATGAAACACCATCCATGAGCATGTACACACAGTTAAATTCATTCGCTGCACAGATGGGCTTGAACCCAATCTCACGCGAAAAGATGAAAGCACCCACCGCTGATAAGAAGCAGAACAAGTACGCTAAGAAAGGAAAGCCTAAGAAACCTTAAAAAATGTCCTATGTCGAACGCGCCATTGAATATGCAAAAGCTGCTCAAGGCTCAGACACGCATGGAAAATGGTCGCAGCTTGCATGTCAAAGGTTCCTGGATGACCTGAAACGAGCTGAACAAGATGAATGCCCTTTCTACTTCTCAGAATGGCACGCCACTGATGTATGTGAGTTTGTTGAGAAGATGCCGCACATTGAGGGTACGTGGGAAAGCCGAGAGCTTACCTTGTACGATGCACAGGTTTTCTTTTTGGTTAATGTCTTTGGCTTTCGCAACAAGTCAGATGATAAGCGCAGATTCACAAATGCGTTATGGGCATCAGGTCGTAAGAATGGCAAGTCTACACTGGCTGCACCTATCGGCCTTTACTGTCAATTTGAGGAAGGTGAGAACGGCGCACAGGTTATCAGCGCAGCACCAACAGGTAAACAGGCTCGTATTGTTTTCGACTATGCAAAGAACATGGTCAACAAGGAGCCAGAGTTCAGAGAGTTTCACCAAGCCGAATGCTACGCTAATTCAATCGCTGGCTTTGGTAACAGTTCCAGTTTTAAGCCGGTAAATTCTAAAGCAGACACCCTTGACGGTCTAAACCCTTATTGTGTGATTATTGATGAGGTACACGCCCACAAAGACAATCACCTGATAGCGGTTTTAAAATCTGCCATTGGTGCGCGGTTGAGTCCTTTGTTTCTGTATGTGACCACTGAGGGTTATCTTAAAGCCGATTCACCATGGCCAGAAATCAGGATGTACATCCAGCAGATTCTATCTGGTGCGCGTGAGGCGGATAACTTCTTTGGTGTTATCTTTTCCATTGATGACAATGACGATGAGTTTGACGAAACCAAGTGGATTAAAGCCAATCCGATAATCGAAGTAAACCCAAACATGCTTAAAACCATTGCAGAGGACGCACTGGAAGCCCAAGCCATGCCATCAAAAATGGCTGAGTTCAGGATTAAACGCCTTAACAGACCAAGCGCAGCAGCAGAGGCGCACATTGATTTACGCAAGTTTGAGGAAAACAAGACCGTATTACCGCTTGATGAGCTTGAGGGTTATCCCTGTTGGCTATCTTTGGACTTATCAGCCACAAGAGATTTAACCTCATTGCGCATGTTGTGGTTGGTTGGTGATGAATATCACACCCACGGCTGGCGATTCCTACCTGAAAACGGCATACACCAGCAAACAGCGTCCGGTGGTGACATTTACGCTGGTTGGAAAGAACAAGGTCTGATTATTGAGACCAAAGGCAAAACGGTCAACCATGCAGTGATTATTGACAAGATTGTTGAGCTTTGTCACAGGTTTAACCCTGTTTCGGTAGGCTCCGACCCTTGGAACGCCACGGAAGTGATGCGAGTACTCAAGGATGACCACGACATTCAAGTGGAACCGTTCAGGCAAGGCGCACAAAGCTACCACCCTGCTATTAAGAAATTCGATGAGACTTACTACTCAGGCAATCTATACCACGGCTGCGACCCTATTTTAACTTGGTGTGCCGGTAACTTAGTGATGCGCCACGATCAAAACATGAACCAATCACCAGACAAGAAAAACAGCGCAAACAAAATTGATGACATTGTAACGCTCTTAATGTGTTTCGGCATGTCATTGGAATATGAACCGAACATGACCTTTGACGATGTCATGACCAACAGAATATCAATGACATTATGAACTTTAAATTTTGGACATGGGGCGGTGGTAGTTCATCAACCTCTAACGACAAAGGCGAGCAATACACAAGGCCAAAGTCTAAGGCGTTCACGCGCCAGAAAAGCCCAACATTAGACCAAGCACTGCAATTGTCAGCATTTTGGGCTGGGATTACCCGTTGGACACGCACCATATCATCCTTGCCAGTACAGATGCAGGTGTGGGATGAGTCAGAAAATCAGTGGGTGGCCGATAAAGAAAACCCTTTGCAACAGCTATTCGACTACAAAGTAAACCGATACCAGACCCGCATTGAATTTATGAACGAGCTTTCGTTCAATCTGATGTCAACTGGTAACGCTTATGTGCTGGTAAGACGGGATAAAAACAAGGTTGTATCACTCCTACCGCTGTCATCTACTCAGATGGAAGTACGGGTATTGGATGATGGCACAAAAGTTTTTGTTTACACTAGAGATGGCCGTCAAAGCGTTATAGCTGCGGATAATATCTGGCACACCATGTTATTCGGAAACAACGTTGTTGGTATGTCACCGCTGTCATACGGTGCTACTGCTATTGGTGTTGGTCTTTCTGCTGACGAGCGAAGCACCCAAGTTTTAGACAATGCAGCCAAGCCGTCAGGCATCTTGTACTTTGATTCAGCCCTGAAACTGACTGACAAGCAAAGAGCGCAATTAAAGACCGAGTTTAAAGCCTTAAAGGAAGGTACAGACAACGTATTGATGACCCTTGAGAGCGGTTGGAAGTACGAGCAAATCGGATTAAACCCACAAGACATCCAGTTATTAGAATCACGCAAGTTCTCAATCGAGGACATTGGCCGATTCTTAGACATTCCAAGCATTTTACTGAACGACATGAGCGCATCTACTGGTTGGGGTTCAGGCATCACACAGATTATTGAGGGCTGGTACAAGCTGAGTTTGCGACCGATGACCGACTACATAGCGCAATCTGCTGGCGTTCACTTAATAGAAGCTGGTAAGCGTAAAAAGACCCGCGTTCACTTTGATTTTGATGCCTTGTTGCAGCTATCACGCAAAGACCGAGCCGAAGCCAATCAGAAAGAGATTAATTCAGGAACCATGACACCCAACGAAGCCAGATTATCAGAGGGCAGATTGCCCAAAGATGGCGGTGACGAACTACTCATTAACACAGCACTGCAACCCATTGACCAATATTTAACAGATTTAGCCAGAGGCCAGAGCAATGAAGTATAAGCACTTTCAAACCGATTCAGTCAAAGTCAAGGATGCCACAAAGGGCATTGTGACAGGCTATGGCTCCCAATTCATGAATGTAGATTCCTATGGTGACAGGGTTTTCCCAGAAGCCTTTGATAAAACATTACAGAACCGTTCCAGACCCGTTCGTATGAGGTGGAACCACCACGGCGCAGTTATTGGCAAATGGGATGCAATCACACCAGATGATGCCGGATTGTACATGGAAGGAAGTTTGACACCTGGACACTCAGTGGCAGAGGACACCAAAGCATCTATTTTGCACGGTGCAATTGATGGCATGAGCATTGGTTACATTGAGAAGCGCGTTGAAAAGAACGATTTTGGCGGTGTTGACATCTACGAACTGGACTTAATCGAGGTTTCTATTGTAGAGGAACCGGCCAATTTAGGCGCAAGTATTACAGCTATCAAGGCCATTGAGGAACTTGACAGCATAAAAGAGATTGAAAGATACCTCCGCGATGGTTTAGGACTTTCACAAAAAGCGGCAATGACGTTAATAAGCCGCATCAAAAATCACCGCGATGGTGATGTCATTGACTGTTCAGGAATAAGACTGAGCATCTAATTTAAACCAAGCGCATTTTGAATGCCTACCCAGAAATGGGCGGGGCGGTTCGACTGTGCGCGTAATTTACGAGATCACTATGGAAATTAAAAACGCAGACGACTTGTTAGCACAGGTCGAAACACAGGTTAAATCATTGAATGAGGCACAAGCTTCTAAGATTGATTTAATGGTTAAGAAATACACCGATGAAGTGAAAGCTAATGGCGAGGCTTCAGAGGAAACCAGAGAGAAGCTAAAGCAGACATGTGACCAAATGGAAGAAATGCGCGAGAAAACCGCGGAACTTTCAGAAAAGTTACTGGATTTGCAACAAAAGCTGACGGAAGGTTTTAACCCCGGTACAACTAAGTCTATTGGTGAACAACTGACTGAATCAGAAAGTTACAAGCAGTTTGCCAATAAAGAGCGAAACCAGATGGTTATCGAGGTCAAAAACACCATTTTGACTGAATCAGGCTCACCATTAGAGCCATCTTCTGACTTGGTTCAGCAAGATTATAGGGCTTTGAATGCCGCACCATTTCGACAGTTGAATTTGTTGGACATCATCCCTACTGGCTCAACTGCATCTAACATGATTCATATCCCTAAAGAGACATCGCACACTAATGCTGCTGCTGAGACTTCTCAGGGTGAAACCATGCCTGAATCAGCAATCGTTTATGGTTCGCAAGAGCTGCCAGTTAGAGATATTGACCATTTCATTGAAGTTGCAGAACAGGCTTTGGCTGATGCGCCTTTCATTGAAGGTCACATCAATATGAGAATGAACCACGGCATTAGACACCGTTTGCAGACTCAAATTATATCTGGCAACGGCACCACTCCGAACTTGTCTGGATTGACCGATACAGGAAACTTCACAGCTTTCACACCAGCCACTGGTGATACCGCTATGGATTCTTTGAACAAGGCCAAGTATTCAATTGTTGGTGGTGACTATCAGGCAACACATATCCTGATGAACCCAGCAACGTTTGGATCAATTGAGCGTGTCAAAGTTGGCACATCCAGAAATGATTATGCTTCTGGTGATGGCGTTGCTTTGACCTACATCAATGGACAGCCTTATATCTGGGGCTTGCCTGTTGTGCTGAATAATGATGTCACTGCTAACAAATTGTTGGTAATTGACAACATGAACACAGGCTTGTGGACACGACAAGGTGTTGAGATTGAAATGACTAAATCTGATGGTACTAACTTCCAGAAGAAAATTGTCACTATCCGAGGCACAGGACGCTTTGCGTTCGGCGTGTTTAGAAATGCCGCTGTCCAATACGGCGACTTAACTGTTTAACCCTTTAAGGGGTGGGCTAATAACCTGCCCCTTTTTTTATTATGAAATACAAAGCAAATTGCGACTTTCACGATTCCCGCGTTGGCCGGATGAGAAAAGGTGACATTATTGACGAAAAGCCGGGTTGTAAGGATTTGGCTGTAGCTGGTTATCTGACCGAGTATAAAACCAAAGTTGTACAGCAACGTCCTGAGAAAGTCACCAAAAAGAAAACCAAGAAAAAAGCCAAGAAATGAGATATTCAGTCACCACAACAACGCCGGATTATTACCCTGTAACACTGGCTCAGTGTAAAGATGTTTTAAACATATCTGACACTGCGCATGATGACAAAATCACCATCATGTTACAGGCCGCTACTAATGAGGCTGAAAACTTCACAGGTGCTATGTTTGCACAGCGTACGGTTACTTTGTACTTTGAAGATGTGGTGGCTTACTATCGTTTACCCGTTTACCCTGTCCGTGCTATTGATTCTGTTGAATATCTAAGCACAACATACACGGCGTTCACAGACTACGAAGCTGATTTAAACGATGCGCCACCACTGGTAAGGTTTAAATCATTGCCAAGTGTTGATGACACCATAGTACCCATTAAATTTACACTGTCTGCTGGCTACCCATCAGGCACAAGTCCTGCAAGTGCTGACCAAATACCTGACGCAGTAAAACAAGCGATTATCTTTCACGTTTACCAGTCTTTTATATCACCCGGTGAGATGTCAGGTGATGCCCAGCGTACTTTCTGGAACATGTTATCACCTTACAGGGTTTTGGGTTTGTGATAGCGGGCATATCCAGAATGAGAAACGAGTCCTTAATACTTGAGGACACTTTGAGTCACTTTTTCAAACACTGTGACCACATTTATATCTATGACGACTGTTCTACAGATAACAGCGTTGAAATAATGAAATCCTTTGATGATGTGACCGTTATTGAGGGTAAGGAATGGAGTCCAAACCAGTGGCATGAGGAAAGCAAACACAGAGGCCAATTATTAGACCTTGTTGATGCCGATATGTGCCTATGCTTTGATGCAGATGAACGCCTTGGTGGTGATTTGCCGAGTCAGAAAGGCGGGTTTACCCTTGATTTGTATGACGGATATTTAACGCCCGACAGACAAGAGCCTTACACCAAAGGTGATTTATCCCGATTGCCACGGTTATGGGGAACCGAATGCAGGCAAATACTGATGTATTTTGACCCTAAAAAAGCCAGATACGACCGAAGCGGCCAAAGAGAGCCGACATACACAGGGAATGTACAAAAATCAGGCATAAAAGTTAAACATTATGGCAAATGCTTGAGTATTGACCATTGGGATGATACGTGCGACTTCTACGCCACATATTTTCCACAATGGCGCGATAAATGGAACGCCAGAAAAGGAAAAGCGATTCACACCAAGTCAGATTTTGGCTCAGAACTACATACATGGTCTGAATTATGCAAAAAATACTAATCACAGGCAAATTCAGCCCTTTTGGTAGCCGTCCCATAGGTGGGCTTCAATCATGGATATTAACCGTTCACAATGAGCTTGTGAGGCTTGGACATGATGTAACTGTGTGGGAACCACATGACTGCAAATACTATCCAGAAGGTACGACCTTTGATTTAGGTATATTTGCAAACATAGATTTAACCAGAAACGCAATTGTTACATGTAAAAAATCAATCCTTATCAGCCACGGCATTATTGACGCTGAAAAACCAGATAATTCATGCGATGCGTTGATGTTTGTTAGTGAGGGTGTCCGCGATCACTGGAAAATGGATGGCGAGATTATCAGACAGCCAATTGACCTTGAGTTTTGGAAGCCAGAACGATTGGAAAAGAACAAATTAACCCGTTATTCCTACCGATACGGAAACATCCACGGCGAAAAGGTCGCTGACATGCTTGATATGGATTATCTACACGCAAAGGACTTAACCCACAGACAAGCGCGTGATGTGATTAATTCTAGTCATTTAGTGTTCGCTACAGGCCGTGCAGCACTTGAGGCAATGGCTTGTGACGTTCCCACGGTTATTTATGACCACCGTGACGCTTACCAACCAGCTTTAATGGGTGAATGGCTTCATAAAGAAATGAAACAAAGCTATTCAGGCCGTTCAGGTTACACACCAAGCCTATCTAAAGTGTTGGCAAAGGCGAAAAAAGAGCTTAACCATTATGGGTGGCGAAAATGGGTGGCTGAAAACCACGATGTAAGGAAAATCGTTAAGCAGCTATGCTAAAGGTCATAACACCCACTGGTGGCCGTCCAGAAGCGTTAAATCTGCTTAATAGCTACTTAGAAAGGCAGACATATCAAGATTTTCAATGGATTGTACTGGATGACTGCGAGCCGGTTAGCGAAATACCGTCAAGATGTGATGTTTTTATCCAATCTGACTGGATTTGGAACGGTGAAAACACACAGCACAGGGCAATGGCCAGATTGCTTGATGAAGTGGGGAAAAATGACAGTGTGATTGTATGTGAGGATGACGACTGGTATGCACCGGAATACATCGAGAAAACAGCCAATTTACTGCAAAAACACGACCTTGTAGGGCAAAAAAAGAGCCTTTATTACAACATTCAGAACAAAACATACCGAAAATTTAACCACAAAGACCATGCTTGCTTATGTCAGACGGCATTAAAAGGCAAAGCAGTAGAAAAACTAAGGGAAATATGTCGTAAAAGCAACAAACCGATTGATATCACTCTATGGCAGAGCTTTAAAGGTCATTTAACGGCTGCTATGGATGTTGTCGGGATAAAGGGGTTAAAAGGCCGTGGTGGGATTGGAATTGGCCACAAAATGGAAGGTAAAAAGGATGATTGGTCATATCTTGAATCAATTATTGGCAAGGATGTGACCAACTACCGTAAACGCTTCTTTATTTGCGCGTCCGGCGGTTCATTAACTCAAGAAGATGTGGATTATATCAAAGGAAAGGGAACGGTGATTGTAATCAACAACACTTTCCAACTGGCACCTTGGGCTGACATCGTTTATGCGTGTGATGTGCCGTGGTGGAAAAAATATCCAGAAGCCTTAGACCATCAAGGCCAAAAGATGTCCATTTTGTATGACCACCCGAAAGTTAAAAAATGGCCGTACGATAACACCAGAAACGGCATTGGATTAGACCGAATCAGAACTGGCGGCAACTCAGGCCACCAGTGCATAAACCTTGCCTACTTATTGGGCGCAAATGAAATCATTTTATTAGGCTATGACATGCAGAACACCAATGGTAAATCACATTGGCACGGCGACCATGTTAAGGGCTTGAATCAGCAGACCTGCTTTAGCGGATGGATTAATCACATGCGCATTGTTGCACAAGATTGCGAACGATTGGGCGTGAAGGTTTACAACTGCTCAAGACAAACCGCGCTTGAATGCTTTGAACGCAGAGAATTAAGAGAATTATGCTAAACCTCAAACCCGCTGATATGCGCTTTCGCGTCACAATCCAATCACAACAGCGTGTGGTTGATTCTAACGGCCTTGAGACAGTCACATGGGTAGATGTGGCCACAAACGTTCCAGCGGGCATCATAGCCCTGTCAGGCCGTGAATTAGAGGCTTTAGCACAGCCAATAGCGCAGTATAACGCCCGTGTGACCATTTATAAGCGCAATGATATTGATGAGTCCATGCGCCTCGTTTTTGATGGCAGAAACTACGACATTAAGGACATCATACCCGACCCAACAAACAATGTTTACATGTCACTGATGTGTAAGACAGGCTACACCAATGGCTGACGTTGAAATCTTAGGGCTAAAGGAGTTAGACCGCAAAATAAGACAGCTAACCCGCGCCACTGGCAAAAACTTTCTATCACCCGCATTGCGTAAGGGTGCCAATGTGATACGTGACCAAGCAATCGAGAACGCACCACGCGACCCGACACCGGATGACATCAACATTGAGGATGAAATCAAGGTCAGGCGTGACCCTAATCCCAAGCTGCAAGGCCAAAATGAAATCATGTACGTAAAGCCGTTTAAAAAGAACGTGTTTTACTGGCGATTCGTGGAGCTGGGAACAATTAAACAACCTGGACAAAGGTTTCTAACCAAAGCCTATGACCAAAAGAAAATGGAAGCTGTTCGAGCATTTATGGAAAACCTTTCAAAAGCAATAATTCGTGAAACCAAGAAGCTATCGAAATGACCGTCTATTCCTTACTTGCCGCCGACTCAGGCGTTACAGCTATCACCACCAAAATATATACCTCACAAGCACCACAAGGCACCACGCCGCCTTATGTTGTCGTTCGTATTATTAATACAAATCCTGAAAACCTACTTGCCGAAGTGCCAAACATCGAAAGCCAATACACAGGCATTGAATGTATTGGCACCGACCAGTCCGGCTCAGTGAGTTTGTTTCTCGCATGTCGTGCCGCTTTAGAGCCACACGGCTACATGCAGGGCTTGCCTATCTATGGCGACCGCGATGCAGAGACAGGATATTACCGAACATTGATGGATTATTCCTACTGGAATAGCCGCTGATGTAACTTAGTTTTTTAACCAAAGCGCATATCGCATGCCTACCTCTAACGAGGCGGGGCGGCTTTTCTGTGCGCGTAATTCAGGAGTTTAATATGGCTTTAGGGCTTAAAACACAAGGCACAGAGATTCTCTTGTTGGATGCTACCGACAGCGGGAACGAAGTGCGCAAATTGGGCAATATTACAGACATCGGGGAATTTGGCCCGACTGCCGGTGATATTGATGTTACTAACATGGATTCAACCGCCATGGAGTATTTTTCAGGGCTGGTTGATAACGGCACTGTGACCATCGGGTTCAACTACGACCCGGCTAATGTCACACAGCAAACCTTAAGTGATTTGGCCGGTGGTGCAAACAAGCGTTTTGTTATCGCATGTTCAGAATCAGATACAGATGTGACATACACATCTACCTTTGTTATTCCAACCGACCGAACCACTCTGGACTTCCAAGCCAGTGTACAAGGTATGCCAAAAGGCGCGTCAGTTAATGACGTGTGGCGAGGCACTATCTCATTGCGTGTATCAGGCGCAATCACTACTCAGGAAGCCGCTTAACCGCGTTAATGGGTGGGATTGTCGTTAATTCGGCTTTCCCATCCACCCTTTTTAAACCAACCCATTAAAACATTATGAACTTATTAGACTACGTTTCTAAAACACACGTTAAAACGGCCAAATTTCACTATGACGGCCAAGAATTAGAGTTTTTCTACAAAGACCTGACAGGCGAAGAAGCCGAAATGGTCACAGAAAAACTATCCACCATTATGGCCATGATCGGCAAGCAAAAGAAAGACGCCGATTATATGCCCTCATCAGATGAGCTAAAGGACATGAACTTGCAGCGTGACTTCACGTTGATGTTGCAGTTATGTGATGAGTCTGGCGTTAGGTCATTTGATTCTGTTGAAGAAATGCGAAAGCAGATACCAGCACGGATTCTTGACTTGGCATCTAAAGCCACGGCCAAAGTGACCACTGAGGACGCTGGAAAAAACTTAAAGAGTCTGAGTGGCTCCGCTGGCTATTCAGATTCGCAGACCGACAAAACACCAGCGTTGAGTCCATCCTCAAAAACTACTCAAGCAGTGAGTTAAAACACTGGCAAGTCTATTGTGCAAAAGAGCCATCAGAGCAAGAGAAGTTGCAACTCATGCTCGCTCAAATGATGGCTATTTACATCAATAGCAACTCACGTAAAGGAACCACACCGAAAAAACCAAATGACTTCTTAATCAAGTCATTCTGGAAAACAGACGTTGAGCAAGACGTTGACATCATCAAGAAAGCATTCGGGATTAAAAAATAATGGCAGCTCAAGAACTAGCAAACATAGCGATTAAATTAAGCGCGAATATGGCCTCGTTTGAAAACGACTTAGGCCGTGCCTCGCGCATTGCTAAAAAAGAATCAGGGCGCATAAAACGTGATTTTGAACAAGCCATGTTGGCTGTGAAAGCAGCTACATTGGCCGCTGGTGGTGGTGTCCTCTATGCTGTGAGCAAATTTGCTAAGTTTGAGCAAGGCATAGCGAAAGTTGGTGCGGTTGCTGGCGCGACAACAAAGGAACTAAAGTTATTAATTAGTGCTGCTTTGCAATACGCGAGCAGCACTCGCTTTAATCCAGAACAGGTAACAAACGCTCTTTACTCTTTGTCCTCTGCTGGGCAAACAGTTAATCAGCAGTTAGCAACTTTGCCCAATGTATTGAACTTGGCCGAGGCGGCGGGCGCGGATTTAGGCAGAACTACAGAGTTACTTGTATCAACTATGTCACAGTTCGACATCGCGGCAAGTGATACACAACGGGTCTCAGATGTTCTAACTGCATCAATATCAAACAGTGCGACAAATGTAGAACGCTTACAAGTCGCAATGCGAAATGCTGGCTCAGTGGCCACCTCGTTTAATCAGAGCTTTGAGGACACTGTGACGGCTGTTTCCATACTGACAACTTCATTTGGAAATGGTGAGAAAGCAGGTACTTCATTCTCATCAGGTCTTGACCAGTTATTAAAGAATGGTAACAAGTTGGGAATCAATATCACAGATGCAACAGGGAAGATTAAGCCTTTTGTAGAGATATTGAAAGACCTGGAGAATCAAGGTCTGACAAGTGCGCAAGTAATCAGCGAACTTGGCAAAGAAGGTGGTGTAGGTCTTGCTACTTTATTAAACAAAGGCTCGGCAGCTTTCGAGGAGATGAGGGCTAAGTTAGAGTCATCTGGACAAGCATCCTTAGTAGCTGCGCAACAAATGAATACGCTTCAAGGTGATATCGACCAGCTAAAAAGTGCCTTTGATTCAACAGTTATTCAGATTGGTCAGTTTGTTAATGAAAATACAGACGTAAGGGAGATTGTTCAAGAAGTAACCGAAGTGGTTAAAAACCTAGCAGAAACAATAAATTCAATCATAGGAACGATTGTCAAATACAGCGATGAAATAATTTTGTTAGGTAAAGCCTACGTTGGTCTGTTTATTGTCAGGAAGATGAAGGGCTTGCTTGGTGACTTGGCTTTATCTTTGGCAGTCTCATCCAATGCATTCCAGAAGGGAAGTAAAGAAGTATTTGGTTACACCGTACAACTGACAAACGCACAGAGAGCAATGATAGCAACGAAGCGTGTTGCTACTGGTCTTTATTCAGCAATCGGCGGTCCAATTGGTTTAGCTTTATTTGGTGGTTATGCCGCATGGCAGGGCATCAATGAATTAATTGATGACCGCAGGGAAAAGGTCGAGGAATTAGCAAAGGTCTCAGACGTTGCAGCTAAAGCAATGGAAGACTTCATAAGTGCTACTGAGTCAGGCCAAGAGGCTCAAGCATTGCAATCTGTAGCTGATGAAATGGATGTCATTATTGGCAAAATTGAGGAGCTTAAAAAGAAAAGAGCAGAACTTTATTCTGGTGCGGAATTTGGCAGCGGCAGGATGATAGGTTCTGCGGCTTTACAGAACACCCAAGATGAAATAGACGGCTTAGAAAAACAACTACAAACCTTAAAAGGTTTCCAGGCTGTTGCTGGTGGGGTGAAGATGGCCTCAGAAGCAATGGGCAAATTAGGTGATGCCTATACCTACATAGTCGCAAAAGGTAATGAGCTTACTCAGACGGTAGATAGCCAAGTTAAATCTGTTGATGACTGGATTAAGGCATCAGAAAAACAGCTTGAAGCCCTTATCCAACAGAATGCCGAATATGGAAAATCAGCAGAGCAAATAGTCCTTATGAACGCAGCTAAACAGTTGTCATTAACGACTGACGCTGAACAAATTGCCCGAATCAATAAAGTAACTCAAGCACTGATAGAACAAATACGGGTTCAAGAAAGGAACATAAAAGCAACGGAAAAGAAAAACAAGGCAGCAGCACTTGCAGCTAAGTTCCAAGCCGGACTTGCTAACGTTGGCATTGGTTTTGTTCAGAGCATGGACATATCAAACGAAGCCTTGCAATCAGTTGGGCTTACTGCAACCGATACTGAGCAAAGAGCTAAAGAGTTAGAGAACACCATTCTGGCACTGGCACTGGCATTCGGTGAGAACAATCCAGTTATAGAGGAACTAAAAGAGCAGCTTGAAAGTATTGGTGAGGAAGTTGAAAAGATTGACTTCGAGGGAATATTCGATGGCTTCGCTGCTGGTTTAAATCCTGTTCTCAGTGGGTTGCAAAGGTTCAAGGATGAGATAGCCGCAATAGATAAACTTTCAAGCGACCCTGAGTTCGCGGGTTCAGCCGCATTCTATAAAACTGGATTGGCTGCTGAGTTTGCGCTTAATTCGATGGCTTCAATGGCTGAGGAAGGTTCAAGGTCACAAGCTAAATTGGCCGCTGCCGCAGAAGTAGCAAATACTGTTCTTGGTATATCAGCAATTCTAACACAGGGGCAAGGCGACCCATGGACAGCCATTCCACGGATGATTGCAATGGCCGCTATGGTAGCAAGCACAGGAACCAAAGTGACTGGTTCATTCAGTGGTAGTGGTTCTGGCGGGGCTGAACAGAGACAAGAAGTTCAAGGCACAGGCACAGTGTTGGGTGATGCAGAGGCTAAGTCTGAAAGCATCCAAAACGCATTAGACATTATTGCCAGCGCGTCAGAAAAGATTGTCGGCATCAACAGCAGTATGCTTCGTTCGCTTAAATCTATGAATGATGCCATATCTGGAACTGCTACAGAGATTGCTAAATTTGGTGGGATTGGTGAACTTGGAACAAAAGCCGGTGGTTTTAGTGGACTATCCAGCATATTTGGGGGAACAGGCGTTACAGGTTTTCTTGATGGCCTAATATTCGGAAAGTCTAAAGTTAAAGACCGTGGCATTGAAATTCTAGGGGGTAGGATAGCAGATGCGATTAATGGTGACATATTCCAAGCCTACGAAGTAGCACGCAGAAGCGGCATTTTTGGCTCAAGCACTAGAACAGGGCGCGGTGATTTAGATGATGGAATAACAAGCCAAATCAGTCTGATTTTTGAATCAATGGGTGATGCTGTTTTAGCTGGTGCCGAAGCGTTAGGGATGAACATGGATGATGTTCAAAACGCCTTAGAAACGTACCAGATTGAAGCGCAAAGAATCAGCTTAATGGATTTGAATTCAGAGGAGCAACAAGCGCAATTAGAGGCTGTTTTCTCAAGTATATTTGACGGCCTGACCGCCTTTTCAATTCCATTTATCACACAGTTTCAAGAAGCTGGCGAGGGGCTTGGTGAAACATTGGCAAGGGTATCAACTACCGTGTTGGTGTTTGAGGAAGCCATCGACTCAATGGGGCTTGATTTCATTGCCAAAGAACTTGACCCAGAACTATTCGCACAAGCCGCTGTTGCTATTTCAGAGTTTGCCGGTGGCATGGATGAGTTCATAGACGGGTACACGACCTACATCAGTAAGTTTTTGTCTGAGTCCGAGCAACTAGACATATTAACTGACCGCATCAGTGGCGTGTTTGGTGATTTAGGTTTGACCTTGCCTGGAACCCGTGATGGCTTTAAGGAATTGATGGAAGGTTTAGACCTGACCACAGAGGCGGGGCGTGAAGCATTTGGAACGCTCATTGCTTTATCAGGACAAATGGACTCCTATTATTCAAGCATTGAATCAAACGAGCAAGAAGCCATTGCAGCTCGTGAAAAACTAGATGCCATCCTGAGTGATATTACAGATTCAACCATGTCTGATTTTGCGTTGAGTCTAAAGAATATCCGTAAAGCCTTTGAGCAGAACATCAAAACAGCCAGAGAGCTTGGAGCCTCAGAGCGTGAACTTGCCATGATCCAGACACATGCCACACGCCAGATACAACAAGCAATCCAAGCCCTTGAGGATGACATAGGTTCTGCATTGACCGACCTATACGGCACAGAGTTAGACCGAATCAATGAACAAATTGCTTTACTTGAATCACAAGAAAGTCAAATCAGCGCGGTTCAATCAGCCAGTGATAATCTTTACGAATCACAATTAAGAGCTGTTCAAGGCATTAAGGGTTTTCTTGATAGCATCTTGTTAGATGAGCAGCTTTCACCGCTTAATCCACAAGAACAATTAGCAGAAGCGCAAAGCCAGTTTGATGCTCTGTTGGCAGCGGCACAAGGCGGTGATGTTGATGCCATGAACGCATTACCTGCAATTGCTCAGACGTTGTTAGGTTTTGGGCAACAGGTGTTTGCCTCATCCAGTGATTATGTTGCTATTTTCGATAATGTAATGGCTGCGCTTGAATCAGTTGGTGTGACAGCAACCGAGCCAACAAGCGACCCACAAAGCATCATCATCGGTCAAAACGGTCAAATGATTGAACTGCTGGCCGAACGCAACCGGCTAGAGGATGAGTTCAACTCAGAGGCGAGATTACAGGCTGCTTTAGCCATTGCTGACCAAATAAGAGATTTGGCAAGTGTTACAGGTGAGTCATTTGGACAATTGGCTGAACGGCTTGGAATCCCTGTTGAATTGTTCCTTGCTGACTTGGGCGTGTCTCTTGACACCTTGACTGTTGAAACTGCTTTGGCGTTAGGACAAACCGCTCAATTGTTGGGTGTTGAAATAACCGAACTGGCTGCAAGTGTTGGTGTTTCGTTGGGTGATTTGGCAGACCAAAACAGCCTTATCAATGATGCACTAGAGGCAACCATCGAGTCATTGCCAGATGGCATCCAAGGTACATTATCACCACTATTAACAGCCATTGAGACAGCCACAGACCCGGAGATAAGAGAGCAATTACTTAACCAAATGGTTGAGTACATAGACGGCCTACCAGAAGCGGAACGTGACCTATTGGCTCCTTACTTTGACCAAATCGACCCAACCACTGAAGCACAACAACAGGTTAATCAAATGAGCTTGATTAATGATTCAACCATACAAGTTAGGGATGAGCTGGTCAGGTTGATTGGTGTCATTGAGCTAAATGAGGTTGATAACAATCGTGACCGTGATGCGCTACACAGAGAGGTGCAACAACTGAATACCAACATCACTAATTTAGTGGCTATTAACGGGGGTTGATTATGACAAGGAATGTTTATGTTGAATTGGATTACCTAAACCCAGGCAAACTTACACGTACGTTTTCATTATACCCAGATGAAGATGGTGAGGGGCGCTTAATGGGCGACCTTATTTTCAAAACTAAGGTAAGGGCATGGATGATGGCTGACCGCAGCACATCAGGTTTTAACAAGATAACTATTGCTAATGCAGATGGTGAGCTAGACAGCTTTGCAGACTTTACATTTAGCGAATGCAGAATTAAGTCCGGTACACCATCAAGCAACACACTGCTTGTAACTGCACAAGTTGAGCGCGTAGTTTTAGATGGCGAAAGACACTTAGAGGTTTACTTAAAGGACGCGACAAAATTACTAGATAAACCAATTCAGGATAATTTATTCCCGGCATCAGAAACTTCAATCACAGGTTCAGGAACCAACACATATTATGCTCTTGAAAACCAACCAAGGCCAATTTGCTTTGGAAATACTGTCAAGTCAATCAAGCCTGTTTCTGCTAAACGTTCAAACAATGAATACATTTGCCATGATGAGGATGTATATACAATTCAAACTGTTTATGACAACGGCGTATCAGTTACATATACGCATTATGGCGAAGGTTTTACACTGTCCACAGACCCTGCCGGGATAATAACTGTAACGCTTAGAGGTCAAGAAAACAATGCCAATACCAACAGAATAAGGTATTTCAATGAAGTAATTGATTATCTATTGGACGTTAGGGAGTCAATCAGTTATAGCTCCAGCGATGTGTCATCAATAAATTCTGATAAGGGTTACAACTATCAATACTATCAGGACAACAACACAAACCGAACAATCAGAGAAGTTATTCAGTGGTTAAGTGATAGTCATTCTGGATGGTTTTATGCTGATGAAGATGGTGTTATTAGGTTTGGTTATTTAGACGAGCCAGCAGTATCACAGGATGTTGAGATTGGACAATATGACGTAATAGGCAATATTAAGGTCTTTGATGACACTGCTCCCAATATCAAGACACGGGTTGGTGGTAATAGAAATTGGTACGTATTAAACGCTGATGACATAGCAAGCAGTGTCACACAACAGGTCAGACTTGAATTATCAAGCCAATGGCAAAACGTGACCGAAGGTGCCAGTTCTCTTGATTCATTTTATACAGATACGGGGGAAGTTCATGATGCCTTATGCTCGCTTGCAGATGCACAAGACGAGGCAGACCACGTAACAGACCTTTACTCACAAAGGCGCAAATTCTACCAGTTTACCAGTGCGGTTGACGCTGAAATCGGCCAAACCGTTGAACTAACTTACCCAAGATTCGGGCTTGATTCAGGCGTTAATTTGCTCGTGTTAGGCCGTGAAATTGATTTTATAAACAACACTTACACTCTGACCTTGTGGGGATGATATGAGTAAAATAATTTATAACGACGGCATTTCAGAATATGCAACTATTACACACACCACTTCAAGCGGCACAATTACAGAGATAACCGACCCAGAAAACATAGCCAATAGGGCGGTTCTGAATGGATATGAGTATAGTATAAGCACGCCAAATTCAGGAACATCAACAATAACTATTGGATGGACTAACCCAGATTACCCAACATGTTCAGCCGTTGGTTTAATAGGGCTTTATAGCGATATTGATGAAAGCGCAAATATCACGATAAAGACTTATAATAGCTCCTTAGTTTTGGTTGACACAATCACAACCATTGCAGCACAAAGAACAAGAATTATTAATGATTTAGAATATAACGATTTTTTGTTCACATTTGACGAGCAAGAAGTTCGACAAATTAAGATTGAATACGACAACTCCATCACAGTTACCTTACCGCAAATAAACCCTTATATTGGCAAAGTCTATGTGGGTAAAACGCTTGACGTGGATGTAAAGCCAAGTTCTATCAAGTATTCTTTTGGCACCCAAGGCGATAAACAGCGCACGCTTGGCGGTCAGATTTACGCCAGTACTAACAACAGCTATTTGAGAGCTTCGTTCACTACAACAGCAATAGCTGAAACATCGGTTGTATCAACATACTTTAACCTGAATTACATTGATAGCATATCAGAGCCGTTGATATTCGCACCTCAATCCGGTGGCAATATACTTCTATACGGCACCCAAGAAAAGCCAAGCAACACCAGCGTTACAAGCCCAATCGGCAAACAAGATGGCGAATGGCTTTATGAGACATCCTTTCAGATAGAAGAAGAAATCTAAAATCCGTCTTTAAAAATCCTGTCTGTTCGTAGTTCAACCCATCTATCCTGACCATGCACGGCCACAAACTCAATGGCGCAACCAACACAGTCAGCAGGCACGGGGGTTATGTAAATCTCACCATCAACGGTTGTCACCCAATCCGAACCGACCGCATTAGTAGCGACCATCATTATGACTAAAAAAACCTTTTTCATTTTATTACTCCTATCTAACCCTTCACGGGCTGTCTTTAAAAATGGCTTTGAGCCACCCTGTACTGATATACCCACACCTGTTGTCACCGTGGCCGAATATCACGACTATCCAAGCCTGAACGATAACGAACCTTTCGGTGAGTCTGTGAGCACCTCGTTCGAGCTGAATCTCAAGACCGACCGTTACGCTGTGGTCTCTGGCTTCTCGTTAAATGCTGACCGTAGGCGCATGGTCTTTGAGAACGCCCCAACAAACTACAATCTCATGTCAGAGGTGACTATTTCAGTCAGTACGTGTCCAGGTGACTTCACCAGTACCGCAGCTTGTTTATTTCAGGCCAGCAATTCATCAACACTGATATTCACCACAAAGGCCAATGACCCGGACAACTGGTGCAAACTGGAACGAGGTAAACAGTACTATATAAACTACATCCTGACACCTGAGCCATTCACCACTGCACCGGCTTGTGCTAATCCATCCCATTCAAGATGCGCTATCTTTTACACTGAGGCTGCGCTTTAACTGCTCCACCTCTGCCTGTAGTTCCTCAATGGCTTTGAGGTAGTCAGTCTCTCTGACCCACTTTGTTGTTGTAACCTCATCTTGTTTTACAGGTGTCATTACTCCGCTGACCGTGTATCTTTGAACATCACTCATAAATCACCTTTTGGTTGGGGTTATTCTGCATTTTTACCATCGACGTTTAATCGGTAAAACCTTGTTCATTTCTTCAACAATTCGGTCAATGGGTTCGCCATTGCGCAACATCTTTAAGACTACTCGTTGTCTCTTTTGTACACGTGTATTATTGGCCTGTGTCACGGGGTCTGCCCATCGACAGTTGCTAGGCTCATAATTCCCGTCATTGTTAATACGGTCAATGCTGTGTTTTGGGCTTGGTTTCTTACCCATGTCCTTAGCAAACAATTCAAAGTTGTTAGCCCACCGGCTGCAAATAGATATACCTCGACCGCCATAATGCTTGTAACCCTGAGAGTCTGGATTGGTGCATCTTTGAATTATCCCTTTCCATGTCTTATATAAAGGATGTTTTGAGTGGCACTTTCTCTTGATGGGCTTGCCCTGAACGACATGTTTTTGATATGCAGCCCAGATTTTTTTGAGACCATCATCAATTTTCCCCAATGACATACTGTGCTTCTTACCCTTGATTTGTTTTTTCCAAATGACATACTTGCCTTTGTCAATACTGCAATTTGGAGGGAGATTTTTATTACTCAC